GCACGTTCACGCCATTAACACGGCGCATGACGTAGATGATTCCTCGTTGCATCTCGGTGTCTTGAGGGTGTGGAATTACAACTCGCATCACGGTCTCCAGAAAAATAGGTCAAGCGCCAGCACGATGACAGCTAGAGCCATCACCAGCCAGAAAATAACTGACCACATGTTGTCGTACTGGCACACAGCCAGACCTTTAACTTCTTTCATGTCAACTCCTTTCAGGTTTAAATGTTTTCATCGAGCCACGCACCCATGTTGCGTGCCCGTTGGCGTAGGGCGATGAGCCCTTGTTGTGATGTGCATCTATAGATTTGCTCCTCTCCATTGAAGTAAGTCATGCGACAAAAAACGGGTTGAAACGAAGGGGGTGTGCTTACCCCCTTGACATTGGTTGAACGAGCCCTGCGCTCACTTCTTGGCTGGCTTGTCTGGTGTGTCTCGCAGTTGCAAGAGCACGACCTCATGGCGGTAGGTGTTGTCAGGGATACATGTCCACAAGTGTCGAAGTTCAGCGACAGCTGCCTCGGTTGTGTAGTCTGCGATGTGCTCGTATGGTGGGCGTTCACGGTCATACTGATTTCCTTTCAGGCTTTGAGCACGATGTGCTCGGATGTTTACTCCAATATCACTTAACAATGCATGGTAGCGCTGGAGAAAAGCCACCATCGCTTTGGCACGCGCAATGCTCAGGTCAACATCTTTCTTTGGTTTAAATGTTTCTAAGCGTTTGAGCGTGGCTAGCACCCACATGTTTTCCGCCATCTGGGTATCTAGTAGTGGTTGAAAGTGCTCACGCGTCCATCGGCGTAGAGCGGAGCGTTTTTGATTGTCTTTGCGTAGCGTGCGCTTGGTTTCGATGAGCGTTTGGGCAAGGTTGTGTGTGATGTCCCCTGCTACGGCGTGATGCTTTATCTGATTGGGCGTTTGCTTGATGAGTGGTGGCTTCTTTGGGCGGCAGTTTTGGCATCGTGCGGCAGAGTAGGGGATGCGGTGCACACCAGCGTAACCTCTGGCTTTCATCTGAGCGCGGGTCAGTAGTGCATCAAATAGATGCAAGGGAAGCAGGCGAGAGCACTTGGTGCAGAGCTTCAGGGGGTTGGTCTCCTCGGGTTTTGGGGGTATGAAGACGGTGTCGGGATAGGTAGGTTCACGCATGGTTAACTCCAAAAGTATTTAAAGATGTTGCTCACGACTACGAAGTATAAATGAAATAGCTGGAGTTGTGGATTCAGCTACGCTATACGCGGCATGGGTTTGCGGGGCAGTCATACTAAATTAACTATGCAGATATGGGAAAACACAAGCGAACCCCAAAGCAAAGGTTTATGAGGTTACGGGGAAGAATAAACACACACATATATACACACTCTTATATATACATATATATATAAATATAGTTAAATTAGTATAGGTATATGTAGTCGCTAGCATTGGCGCGGGTTTGCGCGATACAGAACGCCAGCTAAAGTATTGAGACGAACTAGGTTGTAAAAAAACGACACTTTTTGTGTTGCGTAGAAACAACAGTTGTGAAGGGGGTGAAGTTACCCCCTTCGTTGCCTCAAAGAAAGACGATGACATACTTGCGACCGCTACGGGACTGGCGGCAGAGTTGGGTCTCCTTGGGTTGGTTGATGAAGCGCCCGTTTGCCCATGCGATGTGGGGTGTTGGGGTCTCGGGCAGGGGGGTCTCAAGCAAGCGCCAGAAGATGTGCTGGTTGTTGAGGGTACGTAGTTGTTTGTGCATGATGATGCCTTTCAGAAGGAGTTGTGTTTTTGCATACGGGATGCAACGAAGATTGCCCATGGGCTATGACCGCGCCAGACGCAATACCAAACGCCGAAGTTACGCAGGTCGTTGAGGGTGTCGAAGATTGAGTGTTTCATGATTGTTTACGCTTTCTATATAACTTTTGGTTATATGCAGTTGGGATTTGACAGAAAAAGAAACAACAGAGACGCCTCGCGTCCCCGCTGTTCCACATCGTGAATGGGGTAGACCTCACCCCATTCATTCAAACGACACAGCTTCACGAACGGCGGCGAGCACGGCGTTGAACTCGGCACGAGTCATGCCCTCAAGACTTGCCACGATAGATGCCACGACTTTGCGGTTCACGGCAACTGGCTCGCGTTTGTTGCTTGGCTTGGATGAGTAACCGGCATGCAACTTGCGAAGCGCAGTCAATCGTTGTTCGGGTGCTGTGTCTTTGGCAAAGGTTGGCAAGCCACCCTTGCGTGATGCGTGAGGCTTGATGTTGTAGCGGCGAGAAACAACTGCGGCGCAGGCTTTGACGTAGTCAGGGTATGACATGGTCTTGGCTTGGGCTATGAGCTTTGTTGTTGCGGCTTGCAATGTGTCGCCCGCATCGAGAACTTGATTGATGAGGTTGATAAGAGATGACATGATGAATACCTTTCAGTTGAATGGGGTAAGCCTTACCCCGTTGGTTGCGGCAGACTGACTACCAATCTGCCTAACTCAATTATCTTGGTGCTGGGTATTTGCCAGATATTTCGGTAGCCTCTGACCCCCACCGTATGGGGGGAGGGCGATTTTGTGGGACGATGTAGTGCAATACATGAACACTATTCCGTAGCCGCACAAAGCAAATTTTGTCAAACTGCCCCCAACAAAAAATCGCCACCGCCAGACCCCACCCCCTCGATCTAGCACATCACCAGAAAACGCCTTATTTCCAAGGCCCCCCACCACTATAAAAATTCAAAACCACTATTGTCAAACCTTTGACATACCCTATGAAAAAAACCCCCGCACTAGGCGGGGGAAGAGATTATTTGAAATCTCAAGGAGAAGCAAAGCACCGAAATTGTTGACACAACCCGGCAAAGTAAGTGTACACTACAGGCATCGTGGCCACAAGACCTACGCGCTTATGCTGAATCATCTTGTAGATATTGGAGACAAAGAGTTCGTGCCCCCAGTTGAGGCGCACGATAAGCACGCCTATGTCCCTATTGATAAAGTCGCCCCTGAAGTATTGATCGACGCCCAAGCGCAGACAGCCAAGTGGGAACAGGACCTCGACGACTTTGAAGAGACGCCTGAACAGGAAGAAGTGGTCAAGCTAGCCGCTCGCGACGCTTTCAAAAGCGTGGTCACTCACCAAACCCCCTCCACCATCAAAGATAAATTGACGCAGCTAAAGGTTCCTGCAGCTGTGCAGCATCTGGTGGGCATGCTATCTGTCTACGATTGGGAATTCGTGGAGCAGGCAAAGGAGCTACGAGGGTACGCGGTGTCTCAAATCCTAGAAGAAACCAAAAACCCAGACGCAAAGGTGCGCTTGCGTGCACTAGAGATGCTTGGAAAGGTAACGGAAGTGGCCTTGTTTACTGAGCGCGTTGAGGTGAAGAAGACGGATTTGAGTGACTCAGAGCTGGACGCAAGAATTAAAGAAAAACTCAACCGGTTCGCAGGTGTTGTTGACGTGGTAGATGTCTCTGATAGAAGCAAAGATGACAAAGCAGTTCAAGAGCCTGACGCCAGCTGAGATAGTTGCGCTTCAAAACGCCCTGCCGCACATGAGCGCGGCGGAGAAGGCCGAGCTTTTGGCGGATCTTGAAGAGCGCGAGAAGCGTTTTGAGCTCAAAAACGCTCAAACTGACATGATTAGCTTCGCTAAGGCGGTCTACCCGGGCTTTAAAGTGGGGCCGCACCACAAGAAGTTGGCAAAAATCTTCCAAGACGTGATTGATGGTCACAAAAAGCGGGTGATTATCAACATCGCGCCTCGTATGGGTAAGTCAGAGTTCAGTTCATACCTGTTCCCAGCGTATTTTTTGGGCAACTACCCTGAGAAAAAGATCATTATGGGCACGCACACTGCGGGCCTGTCGGAGGACTTCGGTCGCCGTGTAAGGAACTTGATTGATAGTGACGAATATAAAGAAATTTTCCCCCAAACAATGGTGGCAGATGACCAGAAAGCTGCTGGCAAATGGAGTACAGCGGCTGGCGGACAGTACTACGCAGCTGGTGTGGGCGGGGCTTTGGCTGGTCGTGGTGCTGATCTCTTTGTTATCGACGATCCACACTCTGAGCAGGATGTAAAAACCAATTCGCGCCTTGCGTTTGATACCGCTTGGTCGTGGATGCAGACAGGTCCTTTGCAGCGTTTGATGCCGGGTGGTGCGATCATCATTGTGATGACGCGCTGGTCACTTTTGGACTTGACCGGGCGCTTGATTGACTACCAGACAAAGAATCCTGATTCAATCCCGTGGGAGATTGTGGAGCTGCCCGCCATTTTGCATGAGGACACAGACAACGAAAAGTCTCTCTGGCCTGAGCAGTGGTCACTCGATGCCCTGAAAGCGACAAAAGCCAGTATTGATCCGAGGTATTGGAACGCTCAGTACATGCAGCAGCCCACGGCAGAGAGCGCAGCGATCGTGTCTAGAAAAGACTGGCGGATATGGCAGGCCGATGAGCCCCCACGCTGTGACTACGTGATTCAGTCTTGGGATACGGCGTTTGAGACGAAGAATAATTCCGACTACAGTGCCTGCACGACGTGGGGTATCTGGTACAACGAGGAAGAAAACGACACGCCGCAGGTGATATTGCTCGATGCGTTCAAGGATCGCATGGCGTTCCCGGAGTTAAAGCAGGTGGCGCTCAAGCACTATAAAGAATGGGAGCCCGATGCGTTCCTCGTTGAGAAGAAAGCTGCCGGTGCACCGCTCATCCAAGAGCTTAGAAACATGGGGATCGCCGTAGATGAGTTTACGCCGAGCCGAGGAAATGACAAAATGGTGCGTCTCAATGCTGTGGCTGACCTGTTTAAGTCAGGTAAAGTGTGGGCACCAGACACGCGATGGGCTCGAGAGGTGATCGAGGAGATGGCAGCTTTCCCAGTGGGCGAGCATGACGACTTTGTTGATACGACCACTCAGGCGCTTCTGCGCTTTCGACAAGGGGGTTTCGTTGCGTTGGAGTCCGACGAGCGAGACACAGGTTACTACCAGCCCAGACGGGCGGCGTACTACTAAGGAATTTAAATGGCAACGAATATTGACAAAGCCCTCTACCAAGCCCCTGCTGGGATGGAAAGTATGGCGGCTGAGCCCATCGAGATTGAGATTGTTGACCCCGAGCAGGTAACGATCGGTGTCGATGGTTTGGAGATTGAGATCACACCCGGTGAACCCACCGATAAAGATTTCGACGCTAACCTCGCAGAGTTCTTGGACGACGGTGAACTGCGCTCAGTCATAACTGACTTGGCCTCTGATATTGAGAACGACAAAGCCTCCCGTAAAGATTGGGAAGATGCGTACGTTGAGGGCCTGAAGCTGTTGGGGCTGAAGATCGAGGAGCGCACAGAGCCTTGGAACGGCGCCAGCGGTGTGTTCCACCCCATGATCACAGAAGCTGTGGTTCGCTTCCAGTCAGAGACCATCACGGAGACCTTCCCCGCTCAAGGGCCGGTGCGTACAAAAATTCTAGGCAAGCAGACGCCTGACAAACAAGAAGCCGCTGTACGTGTCGAGAACGACATGAACTACGAGCTGACTGAGCGCATGGTTGACTTCCGTCCTGAGCATGAACGCATGCTGTGGAACTTGCCAGCTACTGGCTCGGCATTCAAGAAGGTCTACTACGATCCCAGCCTCGGTCGCCCTGTGTCGATGTTTATCCCTGCTGAGGACGTGATCCTGCCTTACGGCGCGTCTAATATTCAGACTTGCTACCGCGTCACCCACGTGATGCGTAAAACAAAGAACGAGATTCTTAAACTGCAGCAAGCTGGGTTCTACGTCGACGTTGAGATCGGTGAGCCTGATAAAGCCACTGACGAGATCAACAAGGCTAAAGATCAAGAGACAGGGTTCTCAGATATCAACGACAACCGCTTCACATTGATGGAGTCGCACGTTGACTTGGTGATCCCTGCTGATCCATACGCTGATAAAGACGACGATGGTGAGGCCACAGGCATCGCGCTGCCATACGTGGTGACATATATCCGTGGCACAAACACTGTGTTGGCCATCCGTCGTAACTGGCGTGAAGATGACGACCTGCGTCTAAAACGCGACCACTTCGTACACTACCAATACATCCCCGGCTTCGGTGCATACGGCTTCGGTCTGTTCCACCTGATCGGCGGATTCGCTAAGAGCGCCACAAGCTTGATGCGCCAGTTGATAGATGCAGGTACGCTCTCTAACCTGCCCGGTGGCTTGAAGTCCCGTGGTTTGCGTATCAAGGGTGACGACACTCCCATCGCTCCCGGCGAATGGCGTGACGTGGATGTGGGCTCAGGCACTATCCAGCAGAACATCCTGCCCCTGCCATATAAAGAGCCGTCGGGCACCTTGTATCAGCTGCTCAACACAGTGGTGGAGGAAGGCCGTCGCTTCGCTGCAACCGCAGATATGAAGGTCAGCGACATGTCTGCTCAGGCCCCCGTGGGCACAACGCTTGCGTTGCTCGAGCGTCAGTTAAAGGTGATGACGGCTGTTCAGGCTCGTGTGCACTACGCGCTGAAGCAGGAACTGGGGCTCTTAAAAGACATCATCAAGGACTACACGGACGACGAGTACGACTACGATCCCGACTCACACGTTGGCCCCCGCGCTAAGAAGTCTGACTACGACATGGTGGAGGTGATCCCCGTGTCAGATCCCAACGCTGCGACTCTGTCTCAGCGTGTCGTGCAGTACCAAGCTGTGATTCAGTTGGCTCAGTCTGCTCCCGACATCTACGACCTGCCCAAGCTGCACCGTGGCATGTTGGAGGTTCTGGGTATCAAGGATGCAGACAAGCTCGTGCCCCTGCCTGAAGATCAGAAACCCAAGGACCCCGTCACTGAGAACCAAGATGCACTCAAGGGCACACCGCTCAAGGCGTTCATCTATCAGGATCACGAGGCCCACATTCAGGTGCACATGGCGGCCATGCAGGATCCGCTGATCATGCAGCTCATCGGTCAGAACCCCCGTGCCGGCGCAATCCAAGCAGCCATGATGGCACACATCGCTGAGCACGTTGGCTTCGCGTATCGTCAGAAGATCGAGCAGCAGTTGGGTATGGCGCTGCCTCCAGAAGACGAGAAGCTGCCCCCGCAGATCGAGACTGCGCTGTCAGGAATGATGGCACAGGCTGCACAGCAGGTGCTCCAAGAGAACCAAGCCAAGGCTGCACAGCAGCAAGCGGCTCAGCAGGCACAAGACCCCGTCGTTCAGATGCAGCAGCAAGAGCTCCAGCTCAAGGCGCAGGAACTGCAGATCAAAGACAAGAAGGTCAACGTCGACGCTGCGGCCCGTGCGGACGAGCTGAAACTCAAAGAGCAAGAATTGCAGGCGAAATACCAACTCGAAGGTTTCAAAGCAGGTCAGCAAGACCGTTTGCAACGCGAGCGTATGTCTGCCGAGCAACAGCGTGACGGTGTCAAGTTAGGCATCGACATTGCCAAGTCCCGTGCCCAAGCAGCACGCCCCCAACCCCCAAAAGGTACACCAACTAAATGATCGCTGAATTCGCACGCGTATTGCGCGAACAAATACGCACCGACATGAACAACTACGCAGACGACTGCGCAGGTGGAGTGTGTCGCTCCTTTGACGAATACCAAAAACTCTGCGGTGTGATCCAAGGTCTTGCTCTCGCAGAGCGTCATCTCCTCGACCTTGCTGAGAAAGTGGAAAAAGCAAATGAGTGAAATCATTCTCCCTCCCAACAGCTTCGCTCTACCCGAGACGATTCAACAGGTGGACGCACCCCCAGTGGGTGCAGAGCCTGAAGAAAAAGCTCAGGCGCTCCCAGAGCCGACCGGCTGGAAGATTCTTTGTATCGTGCCTGACGTGTCAGACACCTTTGAGAACTCGTCCATCATCAAAGCCGACTCGGTAATGAAAAGTGAGGAGCATTCGACCACCGTGCTTTTTGTCCTGAAAGTTGGACCTCAAGCGTACAAAGACCCTGATAAGTTCCTTAGCGGTCCTTGGTGTAAAGAAGGCGATTTCGTCCTTGTCCGGGCATACGCAGGCACCCGGTTCAAGATTTTCGGAAAAGAGTTCCGCCTAATCAACGACGATCAGGTGGATGCTGTTGTCCAAGACCCACGCGGTATCACCCGCGCTTAAAGGAGGTGTTTCATGCCTGAAGCATTTAAGTTTCCTGATGAACAGGATGATTCCAAAGTCTCAGCAGAGCAAGAGGGCCAAGAGGCTCAGTCCGCTGAAGATGAACTTGAGATAGAGATTGTTGACGACACGCCTGAACGTGACCGAAACAGCAAGCCTCTGGACAAGGAAGTCGAGGACCCTTCTGAAGAGGAGATCGAGTCGTATTCCAACAATGTGCAAAAGCGCATCAAAGAGTTGACTCATGCTCGTCACGATGAGCGCCGTGCCAAAGAAGCCCTTGCCCGTGAAAAGGCAGAGCTTGAGCGCATCGCTCGCGTCATGATGGAAGAGAATAAAAAGCTGCGTTCATACGTTAACGAAGGCTCCGCACAGTACGCTGAATCAATTCAACAAGTGGCCATGTCTGAAGTTGAAGCGGCCAAGCGTAAGCTGAAGGAAGCTAGCGAAGCGTTTGACACTGATGCGATTGTTGAGGCGCAGGATCAGCTGATGGAAGCCAAGATGAAGTTGGCTCAAGCAAAAAATTTCCGCGCACCCCCTTTACAAGAGCAACAAGTTGAGGTACAAACGCAACAAGCACCCGTACGACAGGAAGCGATCGACGATAAAACCCTGCGCTGGCAGGCCAAAAACCAGTGGTTCGGCGCTCCGGGGTACGAGGAAATGTCCAGCTTTGCACTAGGGCTGCACCAGAAACTAGTCAACTCGGGAGTAAACCCCCGCTCTGATGAATATTTCGAGCGTATTGATGCTCGCATGAAGTCGACGTTCCCTGAGTTTTTCGGTGGGACAGAAGACAAGCCGAAGTCCGGCGAGGGAACCAAGAAACCTGCAACGGTTGTTGCCCCGGCGACGCGCTCATCGGGAGCACGAAAAGTCAAACTTACAACTACCCAAGTTGCTTGGGCAGAAAAGTTTGGTCTGACACCGCAGCAGTATGCTGCTGAAATTGCAAAATTGGAGAACTCGAATGGCTGAAAACCGTACACCCCGTGAACTTTCTTCACGCGAAAAATCTGCTCGTAGCGTCTACGTACCTCCGAGCACCCTGCCCGATCCGACCCCTGAGCCCGGATGGCGCTACCGCTGGATTGCTACGCATATCCTTGGTGAAGCCGATCCGACAAACGTATCTAAAAAGCTGCGTGAAGGCTGGGAGCCAGTGAAGGCGGAAGACCATCCTGAGCTGATGCTTCAAGGCAATGCTTCTGGTAACGTGGAAATTGGCGGTCTGATGCTGTGTAAACAGCCTGAAGAGCGTGTAATCGCCCGTAACGAGTACTATGCCAAACAAGCGCAAGCCCAGATGGAATCTGTGGACAACCACTTCATGCGAAACAATGACCCTCGCATGCCTCTGTTCAAGGACAACAAGTCTTCGACCAGTCGCGGCGGCGGATTTGGTTCTGGTTCTAAATAATTTGGAGTTTTAAATGGCATCTACTGCAGCACCCTACGGTCTGAAACCCGTAAACCGCGTTGATGGCATGCCCTATGCAGGCGCAACTCAGGCCCTCCTGATTGATCCCGCTGGTGAAGCCACCAACCTTTTCTATGGTCAAGTAGTCAAGATCGGTTCTGACGGTTACATCCAACTGTCTACCGCTACTGGCGAAGACATCACTACTAACAACCTCGGCGGCAACGGCGTAGGCGCTATCGGCGTTTTCGTTGGCTGCGAGTACGTTAACGCTCAAGGTCAAACAATTTGGACCCAATACTACCCCTCTGGCACTGCCAACGGTGGTCCTATCGTGGCTTACGTTGTGACTGACCCCAACGTTGTGTTCCAAGCACAGTGTGCTGGCTCTATTGCTCAAGCCGACCTCGGTTTGAACACGTTCTTTAACGCTGTTCAGTCTACTAGCACTGGTTCTACCCGTACTGGTAACTCAACTTCTGCATTGAGCGCAAGCCCTCAAGCCGCTGCCGCTGCTTTCCGCATTGTTGGTTTCGCATCTACCCCCGGCGATGCTTACACTGATGTGTTGGTTAAGTTCAACCCCGGTGCACATTCGTACACCAACAACGTTGGTATCTAAGGAGTAACATACCATGGCAATTTCTCGTGCCCAATTACTTAAAGAACTCCTGCCCGGCTTGAACGCGCTGTTCGGTATGGAGTATGCTCGTTACGGTCAAGAGCACAAAGAGATCTACGAAACAGAGAAATCTGAGCGTAGCTTCGAAGAAGAAACCAAGCTGTCTGGCTTCGGTGCTGCACCTGTGAAGAACGAAGGCTCGGCTATCGCTTACGATAACGCGCAAGAAGCTTTCACAGCTCGCTACACCCACGAAACCGTCGCTTTGGGCTTCTCGATCACCGAGGAAGCAGTGGAAGATAACTTGTATGACGCGTTGTCTGCTCGCTACACCAAGGCTTTGGCTCGCGCTATGGCTTACACCAAGGAAGTTAAAGCTGCTTCCGTACTGAACAACGCTTTCAGCGGCTCTTATCTGGGCGGCGACGGCGTGTCTCTGTGCGGCGTGAACAGCTCCAGCACTCGTGTTGGTCACCCCTTGGTTGATGGTGGCGTTAACTACAACAGCCCAGCTACCGCTGTGGATTTGAACGAAACTTCTTTGGAAGCTGCAATCATCCAGATCGCTGCATGGACTGACGAACGTGGTTTGTTGATCGCTGCTAAGCCCAAGAAACTCGTGTTGCCTACCAGCTTGATGTTCGTTGCTGAGCGCCTGTTGAAGACACAATTGCGTGTCGCAACTGCTGACAACGATATCAACGCGATCAAGAACATGGGCGCAATTCCCGGTGGCTACACCGTGAACCACTTCTTGACCGACAGCGATGCTTGGTTCCTGATGACCGACGTTCCCAACGGCATGAAGCACTTTGTGCGTACCCCCATGTCTACCGGAATGGACGGGGACTTCGACACAGGCAACGTTCGCTATAAAGCTCGTGAGCGTTATAGCTTCGGCTGGTCAGATCCTCTGGGTATCTGGGGTTCTGCTGGCGCCTAATCCTTGTAAATCAAGGGTTTATAAGAGGAGGCTTCGGCCTCCTTTTTTGTCGTCACGACTTTGTCATCGACTCCTAGTCAAATTGATTTTGCAGCGCGGTGCTGCTACTAGGAGTACATCATGATGCGTTTTGAGATTGAGATCGAGAGCTACTTTGGCGACGGCAAACTGACCGTGGAGTCTGATGACTTCGAAGTATTCTCTGCGTTGCGCGACTTTGTGGAAATGCAGAACATGCACGGTTGGGACGTGAGCTACATGTTGGTTACGCTTGACGAAGAGGAAGCCGAAGAAATTGAGGATGAGGAAGCGTTTGCTGACGAAAAGTCAGACGAACAAACCGATTCTTGAGTACGGGGGCCTAGAGCCCCTTTTTCTTGTTAAGTTTACGAGCCAGCTCAATATCGTGGTGTAGTTTGCGGTGGCAGTTGGCACATAGCACGATACACTTTTTAACTTCTTCCCACGCACGGGCGAATTTTCCATCGCGTATTAACTCATTCACTGCAGCAGTTTTTGTTGTGGGGTCTATGTGATGGAAGTCGAAAGTTGCATGGTGTGTTTCACCACATACAGCGCAGCACTGCTGTTGTTTCCACTCTTGCCACTCTTTGCGTCCTTTCTTCTTGCTGGCCTTGGACGCAGCGATGATTTTTTCTTTATTCTTCTCGTAGTATTTACGACTGTGCTTTTTTTGCCGCTGTTTGCGCTTAACGGGGTCTTTTATTGGCATAGCTGCAGTTTCCAGTAGGTAGTACCTTCTGCAGCCCACGGCTTACTAGGCGTAAACACCCTAAAACCACAGCTAATCAAACTGTTTGCTGAGGCGGGATTCTCGTAGGTATTGGTGATGACCCACTTGTAGCCGAGCTTTCTGGCGTGGTTGACTCTTGCTCGTATCAATCTCTTTTGGAGACCTTTACCACGGTGAGTTTCCAACACCCCAGCCCTACAAAAATATACAGTATCTCCCCAACGTGCGGAGGGAACCATGCCCGCAAACCCTGCAACAGCGCCGGCTTTATCTCTTGCAAGGAACCACCAGCCGGATGTGGGGTAATAAACGGCGTCGCCGGGCAGGCAGAAAGCCTGTAAACCCACCAATGCCGCAGCAATAGTAGGGTCAGTCGGGTCAACACGACGCACGGAATAGGTCATGACTACTTTGTAGTAAAAATTTATGACAATTTTATGGTTGTATTTATTGCGCGCCCATGATATAACTCACACATCTAGGAAAATCCGAGCGTCAGACTGGCCTAGCAGACGACATGCAGACGGACGCTCACCAACTCGCATGTGAGGAATCATCATGGCTACTACCAGCTTCTCCGGCCCCATCAAGGCAGGCCCTATTGCAAACACCACCGGCTCTACTGTTGGCACTAACGTTGCCAACGTGGGCTATGTACTGATGGCTCAATCCGCTGTGATTGATATCATCGGCGCTTCTTCTTTGAACCAAGTTGTTGCAACCATTCCCGCCAACTCTCAAATTGTTGACGTGATATTGAACGTGACTACTGTTAACAACGACGGCACCGCTGCTACTGTTGCTGTTGGCACTTCTGGCGATGCAGACGCTTTCGTTCCCGCTACCAGCGTGAAGTCTTTGGGCACTACCCACGGCACTTTGGACACTGAAGCAACCGACGTTGGCTCTACAGACATTCAAGTGCTGGCTGACTTCACAGCAACTGACGGCGACGGCACCACTGGCGCAGCTACCGTGACAGTTCTGTACATTCAGAACAACAACCTGACCGCCTAATCTAGGAGCCCATAATGGGAATGCAAACCGACGTCAAAAGCGCGGTTGCGACCGCAGATGGCACGATGGTGTCTTATCGCACACGCCTAAAAGCCGTTGTGTTGACAAGTACCTCCACCGCCGGAAGTGTTGTGTTTAAAGATGGTGGGGCTTCTGGCACCACATTACTTACTTTGAATACTCCTGCCGCAGCTGATTTTCACAACATCTTGATCCCCGGTGAAGGCATCTTGTTTGAGTCCAGCGTTTATGTGGATGTGACAGATGTTTCTTCGGTAACGGTGTTTTATGGCTAAGTCCGCCGCTTGGACACGCAAAGAAGGCAAAGACCCCCAAGGGGGTCTAAATGCCAAAGGGCGTGCTTCTTACAACAAGGCCAATCCCGGCAAGCCCGGGCTGAAGCCCCCTGCCCCCAAACCAAAAACAGAAAAAGACGCGGCTCGCCGTAAGTCGTTCTGTGCGCGTATGGAAGGCATGAAGTCCAAGCTGACTGGCGAGAAAGCCAAGAAAGACCCGAACAGTCGTATTAACAAAAGCCTGAAGGCATGGAATTGTTAACATGGAAATGATGGTTTGGAACATCGTCCTGAGCGCTGTTGTGGCGGTTATGGGCTTTCTGCTAAAGGGTAAGTTCGACGAGTTGGATCGTTTGGGGATTCTCCTGAACCGCACTCGTGAAGAAGTTGCCCGAGATCACATCACCCGTACAGAGTTTCGTGCGGACATGCAGCTTCTGCTTGACCGTTTTGATCGTATCGAACGCAAAATTGACGCCATGTCTATTGGCCGAGCTTGCGACAAGGAGTAAATGATGGCAGCAGATCCCAAACAGGTCGAAATGCACAAGAAGTACATGGCGATCATCAACGACCCCAATGCCCCTCAGAGCCGCAAAGACATGGCTCAAGACAAACTCAACGAACTTGAATACCAAAGCTACGAAGCCTCTAAAGGCAAAAAGTGCGGCGGTTCGATCAAGGGTATGAAAGAAGGTGGTGTCGTTGCAGGCAAAGGTTACGGGCTTGCTCGTGGCGCTAAAAAATGCAAGGTGGTGTAATCATGAAAAAACGCAAGTTTGCTAATGGTGGAGATCTCTCTGATAAAGAGCTTGGATTGAAGGCTTCTGGTGACGAGAAAGTCGGCTTTTTTGAGCGTTTGCGCATGGGTAACATTGATGATCCTAGCAGCGAAGCTTACAAAAAGTTTGGCGCGGGCCGTGGCCAAGCAGAACGTCAGAAGATGAAAGACGACGCTGATTTTGCCGCTGAAGAAGCCCGCGAAGCTACTATGCGTAAGGTCTCTGGCCAAGAGCCTAAGATGACAGGTTCTCCTGATATCCCCGTGACTCCTGCCGCGCCCAGCACTGCAGCTGTCGAGAAGAAACCCAGCTTCGGTGCCGCGTTTGCCGCTGCTCGCGAGGGTGGTGAGAAGACGTTCATGTGGAATGGCAAGAAGTACACCACAGAGATGAAGGGTGAGGCTAAACCGGCAGCGAAAGCTGCTCCTAAAGCTGAGGCTAGCAGTGCTGGAAACATTAAAGCATACTCAATGGCAGCGCACAAAGCCGCTCCTAAAGCTGCGCCTAGCAGTGCTGCAAATATTAAAGCGCACTCAATGGCCGCACATAAAAACACTCCTAAAGCTAAGCCTAGCTCGATGAAGGGTGATGTTGAGAAATTCAACCCTGCCGCAGTCAAGCCAAGATCCATGGCGCCCACAAAAAACAACACCGCAGAGATGGACAACAAGCTGACTTCAGACCGCTACAAAGGCCGTCGCGCTGGTTTTGACGCCAAGATGAAGAAGACGACTGCGGGCAAGACTTCCGACTACAAAGCTGGTGGCTCCGTTCGTGGCGCAGGCATCGCTCAGCGCGGTGTCAAGAAATGCCGGATGATGTAATCATGGCTGAGAAATGGATTCAACAGGCAATCAAGAAACCGGGCGCTCTGCGCGCCTCCTTGGGTGTCAAAAAAGGCGAGACCATTCCAACCAAGAAACTAGCCAAAGCGGCGAAGGCTCCGGGTAAAATGGGCCAACGCGCGCGTCTCGCCCAGACTCTGAAGAAGATGAAATGACCGCTGTTGCCAAGAAAACCAACCCCGCTAAGTGGGAGCAAGCCAAGGCCACGGCCAAGGCTCGTATGGGCGGTAAACACTCCGCTCGTGCAATGCAGCTCGCCACTAAACTCTACAAAGAGGACGGGGGTGGTTACGAAGGCAAGAAGTCAAGCTCCAACAAGTTGGCCAAGTGGACCAAGGAGGATTGGGGCACGAAGTCAGGCAAGAACTCCACGGTAGGCTCTGAAGCCACAGGCGAACGCTATTTGCCCAAGAAAGCCCGGGAGTCCCTGAGTTCAAAAGAGTACGCTGCTACAACTAGAGCCAAGCGCGAAGGCACAGCAAAAGGCAAACAGTTCGTGCCACAACCAGATAAAATCGCTAAAAAGACAGCGAGGTTTAGATAATGGCCACATCAGGAACGACCGCATTTAACCTCGACCTAGTCGAGCTAGTTGAAGAAGCTTTCGAGCGCACTGGTAACGAAATGCGCACGGGGTATGACCTCAGAACTGCGCGTCGTTCGCTGAACTTGCTGTTTGCCGACTGGGCAAACCGTGGCATAAACATGTGGACGATAGATCAAGGTACCATTCCCCTCGTTGCGGGGACTGCCACGTACAACCTGCCCTCGGATACTGTCGATTTGCTCGAGCATGTTATTCGCACTGGGGCGGGGAGTGCAGCTACCCAAGCAGATTTGACGATCACCCGTATCAGCGTATCGACATACGCCACGATCCCAAACAAGCTGCAACAAGCACGGCCAATTCAGATCTACATCGACCGCAAGACAACGACACCGACAGTTACGGTGTGGCCCGTTCCAGATGATTCAACGACATACACATTGGTGTACTGGCGCTTGCGTCGCATTGAGGATGCTGGTGAGGGCGTTAACACGATGGACGTACCTTTCCGTTTCTTGCCCGCCATGGTGGCAGGGCTTGCTTACTACTTGGCGCTTAAAGTCCCCGGTGGGGATGTGCGTTTACCTGTGTTGAAGCAGCAGTACGACGAGGCGTGGGAGCTTGCCAGCAGTGAAGACCGTGAAAAGGCCGCTGTGCGTTTTGTTCCTCGTGAGATGTACATCAACTAATCATGGGAAATCGCTTCGCCTCCGGTAAAAACAGTATCGCCATGTGCGATCGCTGCGGGCAGCAGTACAAGCTTAAAGAGCTTAAGACTGAGGTTATCAAGACCAAGTTGTACAACTTGCTGGTTTGTCCCGAGTGTTGGGATCCTGATCAACCACAGCTGCAACTGGGTATGTTCCCAGTTGATGACCCCCAAGCCGTGCGCAATCCGCGCAGGGATACAACATATTACGTATCGGGCGTGTTGCCTGATGGTAGCTTGGGTGGTGGTAGCCGCGACATACAGTGGGGCTGGAACCCTGTCGGAGGCTCACGGGCGTACGACGATGGATTGACACCAAATGACTTGGTGGCAGAGGGAAATGTTGGTACAGTAACGGTATCTACTACTTAAGGAGCCAATGATGGCAAAAATGAAACACGCAGACGTCAAAATGGACAAGTCCATGATGCAAAAGGCCGTGAACAAACACGAAGCCCGACTGCATCCCGGTCAGCCTAAAACCAAGTTGGCTAAAGGCGGTGGCGTCAAGATCCGTGGCACAGGCGCAGCCACTAGAGGCACTAAAGCTTACGGCCCTATGGCTTGAGGTAAAGCATGAACTACACCGAGCTGAGTAACGCCATTCAGGCGTACACAGAAAACTACGAAACTGACTTCGTAGCGAATATCCCTGTCTTCGTACAACAAACGGAGCAGCGTGTCTATAACTCGGTGCAGTTTGCGGCGTTGCGCAAGAACGTGACTGGAACAACAACCAGCAGCGTTAAATACCTCGCCTGCCCTACTGACTTTCTCTCGCCCTACTCGTTGGCGGTGGTTGATGGTACGGGGGCGTACACCTTCTTGCTTAACAAAGACGTTAACTTCATTCGTCAAGCGTATCCAACCCCAACATCCACGGGGCTGCCTAAGTACTACGCGCTGTTTGGCCCTCAGTCAGGTGATCCAGACGAACTGACATTCATGTTAGGCCCAACCCCGGACGATGATTACGAGGTTGAGCTGCACTACTATTTCTACCCACAATCTATTGTGGATGCAGGAACTTCGTGGCTCGGTGATAATTTTGACACCGTGCTACTTTACGGATCGCTGGTTGAAGCTTATACTTTCATGAAAGGTGAGCAAGACCTAATCCAGTTGTACGATACCAAGTACAAAGAGGCTCTGAGTCTGGCTAAACGTCTGGGCGATGGGCTTGAACGACAGGATGCGTACCGCTCTGGCCAGACGCGGATCGCGGTACCTTAAACTTTTTCTCAGGAGTCTCAAATGGCTATTACTCAAGCAATGTGCACCAGCTTCAAAGTTGGCATCCTCGGTGGGGATTTCGATTTTAGTTCTGGCACTTCGCAAACTTTCAAGATCGCTTTGTTCACTTCGTCGGCTACGTTGGACGCTTCTACCACTGCATACTCGTCATCAAACGAAGCTTCTGGTACTGGCTACACTGCTGGCGGCGAAACACTGACAATCAGCACCAACCCCACATCTAGCGGAACAACTGCCTACTTGAGCTTCTCTAACGTGACTTGGAGCACTGCTACCATCACAGCTCGTGGCGCGTTGATCTACTTGGCAAACGGTTCGACTAACCCGTCCGTTGCTGTGTTGGACTTTGGTGGTGACAAGACGTCTACTGCAGGCGATTTCACTATCAACTTCCCGACCGCTGATTCCACCAGCGCCATCATCCGTATCGCTTAATAGGGGGTCGCCATGGCCCTCGTACTGAAGGACCGGGTGCGTGAATCCAGTACCACAACAGGTACTGGAACGGTTACGCTTGGAGGAGCTTATGATGGGTACCGCACGTTCGCGTCGTGTATCCCTGACGGCTCCGTTGTCTATTACTGTATCCACAACACCGCCACCGGTTTTGAAGGTGAGTGGGAAGTGGGCTATGGCACCTTTACGCTTTCCGGCACGACGCTGAGTCGTACGAGTATTTACTCGTCTTCAAACGCTGGGTCGGCAGTTGATTTCTCCGCAGGCACCAAAGAAGTTTTCATCACTTACCCTGCTGAGAAGGCCGTGTATGAGGGCATTACAGGTCAAACTATTCTGCAAGACGGTCCTTTGGTTGTGGTTGGTAACGGTGTTACCGGCTATACAAGCTTTACCGCAGCTCTTGGTGAATACTACGCTGATGTCGATAACTATGCCCAGCTATACGTTCAGAACTTGAACGATGGCTCAGAAGCCTCGGCTGACTTTGCTGCCTATAATGACTTAAGCGATGGAGAGACTTTCTTCGTCGACATGGGTATCAGCAGCTCAAACCTTGCATCTATAGGGTATCCGATCCTCACACCCAACTCAGGATACGTCATTTCTTATGGTGACGGCGGCGCTAACAAGTCTGACCTGTATTTGGGCTCTGGCGACGGTGACACTAAGATTTTTGCCGGTAGTTTTGAGAGTACAGAGCTTGTAGCTACCGCGTCTGGTACAGACCAGAGCATGTCTTTTGAGGCTGATGTTAATGTCGGCGGTGCTCTTGATGTGACTGGCGCGGCTACTTTCGGTAGCACAGTTACTTTGGATGCTGACCCCACGCTAGATTTGCAAGCGGCTACCAAGCAATATGTCGACGCGCAAGCATCCACGGCGTTTGTGGTTCACGCTGCAGTTAGGGCGGCAACAACGTCTAACCTCGCTACTATTTATAACAATGGTACCGCCGGGGTTGGCGCCACACTTACAGCTGATACCAACCGGGCATTTACTACACTTGACGGGGTTACCGGCTGGTCTTTAGGGCAGCGGATATTAATTAAAAACCAAACCAATGCGTTTGAAAACGGTATTTACACGTTAACGTCTTTGGGCGAGACTGATGTGTCTCCTTGGGTCTTGACCCGCGCAACGGACATGGATGAGGCTGAGGCCGGAGAGATCGCCAACAACGCCTACGTATATGTGACTGCTGGGTCAACTCAGATTGGCACTTCGTGGGTGCTTTCTCAGCTAGCTGATATTACTGTTGGTACTACTGCGCTTCCGTTTGACTTGTTCGCCCAGCCTGTTGCCTATACGGTCGAAGCCCCGCTTACGCTTGACGGAACTACCCTGTCTTTGACTGGTACGGTGGCTGCTACTAACGGCGGCACTGGCACGGCTACGGTAACGACTGGCGATCTGCTGTACGGGTCTGCTACGAACACTTGGTCTAAGCTGGCAAAGGGCTCCGCGTATAAGTCCTTGGTGATGAACGGCTCCGGCACAAACGTCGAGTGGAATGCTGTTGCTCTGAACCAGTCTGGTGCTGTTTCGGGTGCTTTGCCTGCTACCAATGGCGGTACTGGTCAGTCTAGCTATACGCTTGGAGATGTTCTCTACTCGTCAGCCACAAACACACTGAGCAAACTGGCCGGTAACACGACGACCACTAAGAAGTACCTGCAGCAACAGGGTAACGGTTCAGCGTCTGCCGCACCTTCATGGCAACAAGTTGCCGCTGCGGATATCTCTGGTCTGGCTGCTTCGGCTACAACTGACACTACAAACGCTAGCAATATTAGCTCGGGAACACTGCCTTCTGGACGCATCTCCGGGGCTTACACAGGTATCACTCAGGTTGGCACGCTGACTGCAGGTACTTGGAACGCTACGACTATCGCCGTAAACAAAGGCGGTACTGGATTGACTAGCTACACGACTGGCGACATCGTCTACGCTTCTGGTTCGGGCACACTGGCTAGCTTGGCTGACGTGGCTACCGGCAATGCGTTGATCTCCGGTGGTGTGGGTGTGGCTCCTAGCTACGGCAAGATTGGCCTGACTACCCATATTACTGGCACGCTTGGCGTATCTAACGGCGGCACGGGTGCGACATCTCTGACTGGCTATGTGTACGGCAACGGCACGGGAGCGTTCACAGCTTCGACTAGCATCCCCAACGCTGCGACTACGGCTACCAGCGCTAACACAGCTTCGGCCATTGTGGCTCGTGATGCCTCCGGCAACTTCTCTGCTGGAACGATCACTGCTGCACTGTCTGGTAATGCGTCGACAGCTACAACGGCCACAAATGCCACAAATGTAACGCTGACAACATCGTCTACGTCCAGTGCATTTAAGGTTCCGTTTGCCAATACCACCGCTAGCACAACGGGTAACTATGGGTTGCTGCAGGACTCCGCCGCCGAGTTTACATACAACCCAAGTACAAATACGTTGACGGTTGGGACTGTATCCGGCGCTTTGTCTGGTAATGCAACAACTGCAACCACTGCATCTTCTTGCTCTGGTAATGCGGCAACCGCCACCACATTGCAAACCGCTCGCACGATCAACGGCACGAGTTTCAACGGCTCCGCCAATATTACGATCACAGCCAACACAACAAACACCCTGACTCGTGGCTCGTATCTGACTGGTAGTAACTTTAATGGTTCGGCGGCCACTACGTGGGCTGTTGATGCTACGTCTGCTAATACGGCTTCTAAGGTTGTTGCTCGTGATGCCTCTGGCAACTTCAGCGCAGGCACGATTACTGCTTCGTTAAGTGGGAATGCTACAAGTGCAACAACCGCAACGTCTGCCAGTCAAATTGATGGAATAGAATTTAGAAACGGTAATAGTACAAACGGCGTAAACCCAGACACTATCTCAGATAATGGAACTGGGTACATTACTTCTGTCAGCTTATTTGGGCAGACTGATGGAGCGTTGTATTCACAAGCGTACAGTTCTTCTTGGGTCCATCAAATTTACGGCGACTATCGCACTGGTCAACTGGCTGTCAGGGGTAAAAATAACGGAACATTAACGGCATGGCGGTCCGTTCTTGACTCAAGCAACTACAACTCCTACGCCCCCACCCTTACCGGCACCGGAGCATCTGGTACTTGGGGTATTAACGTCACAGGTAATGCTGGCACAGCCACTACCCTTCAGACGGCGCGCACCATCAACGGTACGAGTTTCAACGGCTCTGCCAACATCACGGTTACTGCCAACACGACGAACACTTTGACGCGTGGTTCGTATCTGACAGGGTCGAACTTTAATGGTTCTGCGGCCACTACGTGGGCAGTTGATGCGACAACGACTGCTACGGCATCCAAGGTTGTTGCACGTGATGGCAACGGGTATATTTTTGGGGTGTACTTCAACGGTACAGGTACCTTCTCCACATCAGGCGCTACGTCTGGAATGGGGTTGTTCACCGGAACTAACGGGTCCGATACCTACGGTCGTTCTTATACCGCCGCGGCCGCCGCCGCGCTGTTGTCCGGCCAGACGATGAACATCAACGGTTCGTCTACCTCTTGCTCTGGTAACGCGGCAACAGCAACTTCTGCTACCACGGCTACTACGGCCACCACTGCAAACGCCCTTAACACTTCTAACAACTACCAAGTTAAATCTCTGGGCGTTGGTACAGCAGGCTCTGGCACAACGGGTGAAATCAGGGCGACCAACAACATCACGGCTTACTACTCGGACGATCGCCTGAAGACTAAACTGGGTAACATCGAAAATGCCCTTGACAAAGTCGACAGTCTTGCTGGTTTTTACTACGAAGCTAACGAAGTTGCTCAAGCCCTCGGTTACGAGGTCAAGAAAGAAGTCGGTGTGTCAGCGCAGTCAGTGCAAGCGGTAATGCCTGAAGTAGTTGCTCCCGCGCCTATTGACGAGAAATACTTGACTGTGAGGTACGAACGATTAGTCCCGCTCTTGATCGAAGCCATCAAGGAGCTCCGCGCTGAAGTCAAAGCTCTGAAAGGCGAATAATGTTCGCAGCAAGCCCGTTCAGTGGAGCCCCGTTCGCCGCTGTCGGGCAGGAGGCCGTTAATGCTACGGTAGCCCTTGATGGGGTCAGTGCGACTGGGTATGTTGGTACCGTTTCGACTACGGCCAAGGCTAATGTCTACCCTACGGGTGTTTCTGGCACGGTTTCAGTCGGCACGGTGGTTGTTGCTGCTTCTGCTGAGTCCGATATTACAGGGCTTGAAGCCGCTTCTGCGCTTGGTACGGTTACCCTTAACACCAACAACAATATCTCTGTTACGGGTATAGAAGGAACAACGGCGCTTGGCACGGTCGTAGCCACGGGTATTGCGCAGGTTTACCCAAGCGGAGTACAAGCCGACACTGCGTTAGGTACCGTTACTCTCGTCACAAACAACAACATCTCCGTCACTGGGGTTGAAGCTACTGGCGAAGTCGGTACCGTAACCCTTAATACCAACAACTATATCGACGCTACAGGGCTTTCGGCTACAGGAGCAGTCGGTACGGTGTCGGTTACGGCGGATTCTCAGGTCTACCCAACAGGAGTTGTTGGTACTACCGCCGTAGGAACGGTTAATGTTGGCGCTAATGCAGATGTAAATGTCACTGGGCTTGTTGGTACAACTGCTCTTGGCACAGCTACCGCATACGGAACGGCTAATGTCTACCCGACATCCGTCACAGGCACTGGGGCTGTCGGCACCGTCTCTCTTGTCACCAACAACTACATTGACGTTACTGGGCTGTCTGCCACCACGTATCTCGGCACGGCAGTGGCGCGGGCCTCTGCTAACGCTTACCCATCTGGGGTTTCTGCCACATCGTATCTTGGCACCGTAACCGTAACTGCCGAAGGTAACGTGTATGTGACAGGCGTGCGTGGTGTAACATATTTGAATCGTGTAAACGTCTGGGGTCTTGTCAGTACAGCGCAGTCTCCATCTTGGGCAACGGTCCCGACCTAAAGGAAAAATCATGCAAAAAGTCATCGAAGCAAAAGAAATCGTACCCGGTGTGGTTGAGTGCACCCACAAAGTTGAAGTTGTGTGCGCAAATTGTGGTTACGATCTTGACGAAAACGAGTTGAAAGCAGATACTTGCAGCGATTGCGGAACTCCTCTGCGCTTGAAGCAGAGTGTAACCATTGAGGCGACTTCGATCCCTCTGTTTTCCTTTACTGCTTAAAGGCGCGACATGTCCAGCACGTATTCATCTAGCCTGCGTATTGAGCTGATCGGCACCGGCGATCAAGCGGGTACTTGGGGCAACACAACCAACACCAACCTCGGCACGTTGATGGAAGCCGGGATTTGTGGGTACACATCTGTCTCTGTAGCCTCAGCTAACCAAGCACTAACGGCTTTAAACGGTGCGGAGGACCAATCACGCAATGCCGTGCTGGCCTTGACCACTTCTACTGGGGCAAACTTCGCTGTTTACGCACCTCCAGCTGAGAAAACATACGTCATTTATAACGCCAGCAGCTATACAGCCACTATTTACAACTCGACAGTTCTGGGTAACACCACAGCTGCGGGCACCGGTGTAGCTATCCCGGCTGGTAAGACGGTTGCAGTTTGGTCTGACGGCACTAATTTTGCGGTTCAGATTTCCCATCTACCGTCGCTCACCCTTACCACAGACTTAGCCGTTGCTGATGGTGGTACAGGGGCTTCAACCGCAGCAAATGCACGCACTAATCTTGGGTTAGTTATTGGTACCGATGTGCAAGCGTATAACGCCGGACTTGCAGACATTGCAGGGCTAGCTAAAACTGACGGTAACTTAATCGTCGGTAATGGTACAAATTGGGTCGCTGAGTCCGGCGCTACGGCACGAACATCTCTTGGTTTGGGGTCAATTGCTACTCAGAACTCAAACAGTGTAGCTATCACAGGCGGTTCAATAACAGGTATTACCGACTTAGCCGTTGCCGATGGCGGTACTGGGGCTTCTGACGCCGCAGGCGCTCGCACAAATCTAGGGTTGGTTATTGGCACAAACGTACAAGCGTATGACGCTGAGTTGACGGCTATTGCGGCGCTGGCTACTACTGATGGCAATATCATTGTTGGTAATGGTTCAACATGGGTCGCTGAATCTGGGGCCACTGCACGTACATCACTCGGTTTGGGCTCAATCGCTACTCAAAACTCAAACAGTGTAGCTATCACCGGCGGTTCAATTTCTGGTGCCAGCGTATCTACCAGCAGTGCAACTATTACCGGCGGTTCAATAACCGGTATTACCGACTTAGCCGTCGCAGACGGTGGTACGGGTGCATCTTCATTCACGTCCGGGTCGCTCATTAAGGGTAATGGCACTTCCGCATTAAGCGTGGCTTCTGCAGCAGATATCGTCTCGGCTATTGGCAGTACAGCGGTTACAAACGCTACAAACGCTACGAACGCGGGCAATTTGGTGACTACAAACTTTAGTATTGTGGAGTCTGGGGGTAACTTACTTATTAAATATGGGTCTACGACACTAATTACCATTGATTCGTCAGGAAACTTTAGTACTATTGCTGACGTAACCGCGTACTACGGGTCTTGAGGAGTATTAAATGACACTACCAGTATCCGGTGCAATTTCATTTAACAACATCAACGTAGAGCTTGGTGTTTCTGGGACTACTCAGGCATCTTTGGGCCAGTCATCGTATCGTACTCTGGCAGGCGTTCCGTCGGGCGCAATCTCGATGAGTAACTTTTACGGCAAAGCCAACCAATTTGCGTTCACTATCTCCAGCAACCAGACAAACGCAAACCTGCGCACCTTAGCCATCAATGCCGGCTGGAACCAATCAAGCAAGGTAGCTGCCACAATTGGCCCCGGTGTTTATATCAGCAGCAATAGCACGGGCACTCCAGCGCTGACTGTCAATGGCTCTTTCCCCGGCGGCGTGGAGCTGGTCAACAACGGCTATATCGTTGGAATGGGCGGCAACGGCGGCGCCGGAGCAAGCCGTTATGGTTATGGCGACGGCTCCGCCGGAGCGTCTGGCGGTTTAGCTCTTTCTGTTTCTGTGGCAATCACAATCAACAACGCTTCTGGGGTTATCGGGGGTGGTGGCGGAGGCGGTGGTGGTGGGGGCTGGTCGTCCATTTATTACGGTAAAAATAATGCGCGAGCAGCAAGTGGGTCTGGGGGCGGAGGCGGCCGAAGCAGTGCCGCAGCAAACTCCTCCGGGGGCGCTGGGGGGGCGCCTTATCCTATTTCGGGCGGCATGTCAGATGCAGGTAACGCCGGCGGTACCGGTACTGTGTCTGCTGCTGGGGGTGGCGGCAGCGGCGCAGGATCTACCGATGCTCGCGGCGGGGTCGGTGGGTCTGGCGGTGGCTGGGGCGCTGCCGGTTCTGCTGGCGGATCGGGGACCGGTCTAGATAGGAATGGTCCCGGCTTTAGTGCTGGTGCCGGAGGGGGCGCCGTAGCGGGGAATGCGTCTATCACATGGATCTCTACAGGTACACGATATGGGGGTATTTCTTGATGGAGTACAAAATTGTTTCTGCGAATAGAACCACCGGCGATCGTTACGGTTCAATTTCTTAAAGAGGTAAAAAATGAGCATTCAATATACATACGAAATCGTTGCCGTCAACGAAGCGGCCCGTGTCATGGAAGTTGTTTACACAGCAGAAGGACACCCTACACAACACATCAGCGCACGACTGCCTTATGTAGGAGAGTCTCTTGAACGGGTTATCCACATGTACTCACCTGTTGTGCTATGGGATGAAAGAACAAAAGAAGTGTTTGTTCCAGAAGTAGGCGTTTCTGGTCAGATTGACCCAAGCACCCCTGCTAAAGTATTAGAACTTCAAGAAACGGACGAGCAAAAGCAAGAACGGCTTAACCTAGAAATGTGGAAACAAGTTGAATTTGAAAAAGAAGTAGCCAAAGTGCTCGTCAAATTTGGCGTATTGCAATCCAACCCAACAACTATTGAGGTTACACAAATATGAGCTATCCAGATACAAAAATGACTTGCGTAAGCAACCTTTGGCTGCGTCAAATGCACTTCAAAAACAAAGGAGACAGAAACGAAGGGCATGTACATAACTTCGACCACATCACATTGTTGGCTAAAGGCAGCGTCGATGTTGATGTAGAAGGTCATGTTACTTCTTTTGTAGCCCCTCACATGATTTACATTTCAAAAGGAAAACGGCACTTTTTGATCGCCAAAGAACCCGACACGGTTGCCTACTGCGTTCATGCCTTGCGAACTGGTGAGCGGGAGGAAGACATACTTGACCCCGCGATGATTCCAAAAGGTGTCGACAATCCGCTTGCCAGCGGTCTGGCGCGGGCTTTGTAATCAACATGACACCAGAACATCAAGCAACCTCAACGCAGTCTTTTCGGGTTAGTCCAGTAAGAAACTCATTAGTTTATTTTCCAGCCAATATGTTTCATGCCAAACGCCCACCTAAAGAATACCCTATACGTTGCGTCGTAAACTTAAACTTTTATATTTAAAAATTCGGAGTAATTCTAAATGAAACGCTTAGCACTACTGGCACTGCTCCCACTTTGCGTAGTAGCACAAGATACCACGATCAACTATAAGGGGCAGCCTCCACCTACGGCCATGGCGCCGTCTGTGTCTGCGATGGGTAACGACATCTGTGCGCTGCCTGTGACTGGGGCTATCTCGTC